AGAAGACGAGGAAGAAGACGAGGAAGAAGACGAGGAAGAAGACGAGGAAGAAGACGAGGAAGAAGACGAGGAAGAAGACGAGGATGCTAATGAATCAGTATCTAGAATTAAGAAAAACACCTTTATTTTAGAATCATTTGATGATTTTGAAAGAAGAGGAGCTATACATACAAAACCACATAGAAATGATGTTAGTACTATTGAATTTGACTTTGGTGATGATCACCATGAAGAAGAAGAAGATAATGGAGAATGTTTTGTTACTTGTAAATCATGTGGAGCTAAGAAAGAGGTTGAGGCGGGAGAATATCCAATGGGATTAGACAATGAAGTTAATCCAGAGTCATGGTGGCAAGGAGCTTCTATGGGAATGCAATGTGGATGTAAGTAATGAATAAGATTAAGAAACATAGAGTAGCAGAAAGTTTCGGTGATTTTATCGGAGCTACTGAAGTAATGCAAAAGGGTAATTCTATACAACCTGCACATTTTGGAGCTAACCCTGATTCAAATGATGATACTGATCTTCCATTTGAATTTGAAAGACGTCCAGAAATAGGGGGAAATATAGGAAATATCACTTTGTTATTAGATAAGATACAATCTATTTCAAATGCCGGAATTAATAAATCTAAATTATTAGATAATAAAGGACATAATATTAGTCCATATATTGAAAGACAAATTAATTTAGCATATAAACATTTACGTGAAGGTTATCTTAGGATGATGGACATGAATATATAAAAAAACAAATAAATTTATTATGAAATTATCAATTATTTTATTAACAATATCAATAGTGGCTGCTTATTATTTTCTAGTTAAGAAAGGAAAGATTGCAGATAAAGATGGAGATTTTATTCCAGATGCAGTAGAAGATGTAGTAGACAATATAAAAGACGAAGTAGCTAACGTTAAAACCGAAGTTAAACGCAGAGCATCTAATATTAAGACTGAAATAAACGATGTTTCAAAAGCAGTAAAGGAAGTAGGTAATCAAATGAGTGATGTAGTTGAAGCAGCTAAAGGTAAACAACGAAAAGGTAGAAAACCTGCAGCTAAGAAATCTACTAAGAAGTAATATTACATTAGTTCATCTCCCAGATTAGAATATAATATTCGATCATCCCAATTTAATAATACATCAGAAAGCTCGTCACTAATCATGGCGAGCATTTCTATTTTAACGAGAGGTTGTGATGGTCCCCTTCCAGTTAATATATTTTCTTCTATTAGTTTTACCTTATTAAGGATATCTTTGTGCAATTCAGAAATTACTATTTCACTTTCGTCCATAATTCTTTTTTATTTATTTTACTCAATTTCTTTATTTTATATTCTTCTTTAAGTGCTTCTGATTTACAAGTCGTGACATTAGAGTACACTACAACAACTGGGCCACGTCCTCTTGTATATTTTGCACCCTTACCTGAATTATGCTTCTCGACTCTCCGAGTGAGATCGTTAGTTATCCCAGTATAGTATGTTCCATCACTGCATTCTAGTATATAGACTAGCCATTGTTTATTCAACATATCTAAGATTAGCTCTTAACGTTACGTAGAAACATAAAGTATCAGCGTTAATGTGGTCGGACGATCTAACTGCTGCGGATAGATCGTTTTTCAATATAGATTTGACAAATGATCCAGGAAAAGTGTTAATTTCCCAAGTATTCATCATAATGCTAGTTCCAATATTAACGATATGCTCAAATGATTCAATATTCATCAAATGTTTTTGTCTAATTAAAGTACTGTTAGTGTTTGCGTATTCCCTAACAGCAGTCTTTATTCTAGTTTCATGATCTATGTTATATTCCATACTTGTATTATACTAACTTTACTCAAATAAATAAAATAAAATAGATGTTAATATGCGTTATATAAAATTAGATAGATTAAACGAGGATCATGAGAATCAACTGTCTCCTGAATTATTAAGAATGACAATTGGAGAAATGTTGGTTAAAGCTGGAGAATTGGACACCCAAGGAAATGCTGAGTATGAGGTTATCGAAGATGCATTAAAAGCAATTAGCGATTATATATTAGGAAACGGATATTCAAATGACGAGGTTAATTTTACACCAGGAGATGGTGTTGAAGCTCCGGATGAACAAAAAGAAATAATATCAGATGAAGAGGAAGTTCCTACGTTTGATCAGGTCGCAGGTGGCAATACTGGTAAAACTAGTGGAGCTGTGGACGATTTTGAATTTTAATATGAATATAAAGAAATTTAACGTATTTATAAACGAAGGTATCGGTGCTATTACAATGAATAGAACACCAGTTGATAAACTAAATAATCCAAACCATAATATAGCGCAGTCTAGGCCTATACCAATGGGAGGTTCTAGCCATATGCCCGCACAATGGGGTAGAGGTCCAGGTACTGCACAAGGTTCTAGATATGGTAGTAATCCTACTATTAAAAGTAGAGCAATGACATATAGTGAATTTATTAAAAACTATAATACATCTAAAGAATCTACAGATGATACCGAGTGCTCAGATTGTGATTTAGCTGATGATAAAATAACGAATAACAATGGGACATATTGATAATTTTAAAAAATGGGGTAACAAGGTAATTAACTATATAGAAGAACAAGAAGGAGCTCGTGATATAATGAGTGTTCCGGATGAATTCAAAGCTGAGAACGACGTAATAACACAGCATAGAAATTCTATAGTTCAGATAGAGACTAATCTTGCTACTCAGAAAAAACAACTAAATGACCTAGTTACAGCACTACAAGGTAAAATAGCCGCGAAGAATTCAGTAGACGCAAATGCAGTAAAGACTGCTCCTGCTCCTGCTATGGTTCCACCTACTGTATAATGAAGAATATTAAAGCAAAATCATTTGGAGATTTTATAAATGAATCAGAATCAATTAATGATAAAGCGGAATTACTTGCTAGTAAAATCAAAGATGCGATAAATGAAGTAGATGATAGTTTAAGTTATGAAGACTTAGCTAAGGCTATCGCTATTGTGCTTAACGATTCATACGGAAGCCATAATACAGTACCATTTTTAGATGTACTTACTGATAATGTTGATGGTGGAGACATAAACGAGGCAGAGCAAAAAGTAGTTTATAATACTAATTTTACTGGGATGGTACAGGGTGCAGTTGGAAGTATTCATAGCCAGGTTATGGCAATTGCTAAATCAATGGCGGATGAAAAGGAAGCACGTAATCCGCATAGATATAAAGTTGCGGATAAAACATCTGGAGTAGAAGAAGTAGATATAACAAGAGCATTAAATCTTATTTTTCATAGTGATTGGAAGAATATGATAAAGGGACATCATGTTCATCAATGGGCTAAATCATGTATAGATAGAGCAACTAAACACGATGAACGATCAAATAAGAAAAATCAAAGAGCTATTAGAACTCAAAGTGGACAACAACTCGATAACTACAAAGTAGACTTAGGAACACAGGGACATAGTAGAGATCTTGGACATTAAGAAAATTAATAAACTAATATGAGCGAAGCAGAATTAATTGCAGATATAAATGATGAGATTACATACTCTGGAATGTTACCATATTCTCTTCCAGATAAGGAGATAAAACGTATTCTTGCGATTGATGCGGCGTATTTCTATGACAACTGGAGATATGCAATTGAATCTAAATATTTGTTACTACCAAAGTCGTTGTTTAAAACACCAGCCTTTAAAAACGGTAGACAAATACTATTACCAGACTGCGTACAATTTATGGTTGAACTAAAGGAAGCGAAAGGTGGATCAATATTTGCGTCAATTGATAGAGATTTCTCAGAAGGTAAATTCATGGGATCTGAAATATTTCTTACTCCATTCATGGGAGAGTCTATTATGTATAGAACAATCATGTTTTCATTCCTAGATTTAACCAAAGGGATGATATTAGATACTATTGCATATGACTACAATAAAAATACAAAGCTATTAGGAGTTGTCGGAAGAACACCTAAGGCTGATGCAGTAGCTAAAGTATTTAAGAAGATTGAGATTGATAAATTATATAACGATGAATTATATCAGCGTCACGTCAGAGCACACGCTAAAGTTAGACTATCACATATGTTGCAAACATTTAACTATCAACTTCCAGGAGATGTTACAATTAATTATCAAAACATGGTAGCAACAGCAGAGAAAGAAATGGAAGAAGTAAAGACTATGATAAAGGGAGAATCCACTACCGATTGGATGTTCCTCGTTCACCAATAAAATAAATAATATTATATGAAACGCAATATACAGACATACATTGAATTTATCAACGAAGCAAAGGAGAAAAAAGAGAAGTTTTCTGATATGCATGATAATTACATTGATACAGATTATCAATCAAGTCTGCGCGATAATCCGCAGCGATATAGAAATGATAAATCAGGGTTAGCATTAAACATGCTTAAGTTTATATATTCAGCTGGAGAAAAAGGAAGAAAGCACGGTGAAGTACAGCGATTTTTCTATGAACATGGAGGAAAAGAAAGATCTAGAACAGATTACACACTAGATAAGACGACAAATCAGGATGCTAGAGTGACTACGAGAAGAGGATTCGACTCAGTTAAAGATAGAGGAATGGGATCTACTATGCTTAGTGGGGGAGATTATTGGGGAAGACAAACCGGTATATTAAATGCACATTGTGAAAAGAACGATAGTGGAAGATGGGTATTAACAGATAGTAAATTGAAAAGTATGTTAGATTGGACTGATGCTCTAGATGGAGCGTCAGACAATGATTTAGAAGTTATGAAAAATTTATTTTAATATGGCAGATATCAGAGATTTTTATATGAGAGCAGACGGAGACCCTAAATATAGACCAGATCAAGTAGAAGTATACGACGAGATTGAAGCTAGTATAAATCAGGTCAAGATGACATTACTCACTAACAAGGGAGAAGTACTAGGAGAGCCAAGTTTTGGAGTTCAAGTAGAACAGTATTTATTTGAGTTTGAATTAGATCCATTTAAACTATCAGAGGATGCTAATAATCAGATTCAAAAATACGTAGGTGAAGCTAAAAAGAGAAAGATTCATGCAACTCCTATGTATATAACAGATAAACGTGATAGAAAGGTCTATGTATTACAAATAAACATAGACGGAAGACGATCTCCGTTTGCAGTATTATATGATAATTAAATAATATATACACATAAAAAAAGCCGACGATATCGTCGGCTTTTTTTATGTGTTAATTATGATTATAGACTACCAGCTGCTCCGGTTTCTCCGCCTTCGATTGTTTCTCCGCCACCCCCTTCGGCCTCTCCCGCAGTAGCCATCGGAGCAGCTCCACCAGTTGCCGCCATCCCAGCAGCAGCTGCTTCATTTCCTTTGATTATTACATCCTGTTCCATTTCAAACCATTTTTTATTAGCTTCAATTTCATCGTTAGTCATCCTAAGTTCTTTCCTAATTAAATATTCAGTGGAGAAGTAAGGTGTGCCATCGTCTCTAAGTACTCCTTTCTTAGCAGTGAATGATGCAATACGTTTAGCTTCTAATTCATTCTCTTTCATTTCTTCGAAAACATTATCGTTGTGATAATTTATTCCGATAGCATTTTTGAACTTATAATCATCCTTTAGTGATGGAAAATCTAAGCACATTTGAAGGTGCCATGGTTTTACCATTAATTCAGAGAAGGCAGAACGTAATCTTTTAATAAACTTTTGATATCGAACTTCCTCTCTAGTAATACCTTCAGCATTTAATGTAAATGCTCCCATTCCAGATTGACCTTCCCATCTAGAATACGGAATCTTAGAATCCATTTTCAACTTCTTAGTGAAATATCCAAGTAATTCAGAATTTGATAAATTCGGACCGGGATATGATAATGCTTCGATTGATATTCCTTCTCCTCTATCATTAACAGGAGTAACATAATTCTTATAGAATAATATATTAGGTTTACCGTCTACTGTTAATTCTCCGGTATCTCCATTGAAAAATACATCCTCTTTTAAAAGATTCATAAATTCCTTAACATCTTCTTGTGCCTTTTGAAAAGATTTAGATCCGGTTGGAACTTTCGTCTGTAATCTAATTGGTGCATTCATAACATGCCATATTACTTTACTATGTTCTAGTACTCTTAATAGGTTAAATGACCTAATTAAACGTTCAACAAATGATATTCTCTTTGTTTTAAAGTGATTAGCATATGATATGTAAATAACCTGTGAATCAGATAATGTCCTAGTTCCTCCAGTAGACGGATCATACTGAGTCCACTGTAAATACATTTTCCCCTTGGCATCTTTGTTTAATTGGGGTGCAATTGATGCTGGATCTAATTCTTTGAAACCGATTATCTTTTTAGGTTTTTCAGGATTGTCATAAATTATTTCAAAACTTAAATGACCTTCTATAAGAAATTGATATGAATATTGCCAAGCTGCTATACCTTCAGCAAACCCCCATGTGTTATACATTTCCTCGAAGGTAGATTGATACTTTTTAACAATATTATCTTGATAATTTAATCTCTCGGTTTTATTAGAACCCTGAAACATAATTTTACCAGTAAGATCATTAGCGTGACAAAATCTATTTTCATCACTATATACAACCATATCATCGGCTATCGTATCTAGGATAAATTCTATTTCACCATTAGATGCAATATCTCTTAACCTTTCTCGCTTAACTGAGTAATCCAACTGAAAGAATGCTATCGCTTTAGTTCTTAATTGCGACGTAGTATCCGCTAGCGCCATTGAGAATTTTAACAACTCATTATTTCCGTTACTTTGAGTTCTCGATGCCAATTGACTTTCGATGAATCCTATTGCTTTTGAATTCTTAAGTAATAGATCCTCGTATCGAGTTCCAAATTTACTTAAGTTTGATAGTGCGGTACTTGTACCTCCACTTCTATTGTCTCCAAATCCTGCCATATTATCCTAATTGTTTATTTTCAAATTTATTAAATATACTAGTAATATCCATGGCACCAGGTGCCATTTCTAATCCAGTAGTGTCGATGTTTGCTAATGGCAATTCCCCTATGTTATCCCAATCTAAAAGTTTAGCTTGTGTAATCTTGTCTAATTTATATCCACTTAACGCATATCCTATTTTAAATCCAGTGATTCGTTCAATCATTGATGGAGTGATATTGAACATTGGTAAGTTCATTTTCTTCCTATCTTCAATTGAAGCAAGGTTAGTGTTATTATCCCATAATCCTAATCTATCTAAATTTTCTTCTATTATATTTATATGTGCCATTATTATCTCTGCTCTATGTCCAGGTGGAATTACTTTTAAATTTAAAATCAAGGCAGTTTCTTTCCATTTTGCATGCGCAAATAGTAATCCAATTGGCATTACGTCAAAGTATTCTCGATTCGTGATAAAGTTCTCCGGATTTTCTTTCCATTCGTCATGACTATTTGGTATCCATGATTGATTGAAATTAGATATTGGAATTTGTAATGCATAATAATGACCAGGCATTATATCAGATCTAGAAATATCTACTCCGTACTCAGCAATTGATTGCGAAAGGCTTCTTTCTCTATTGTTAGTTGATATGTCTACTAGCTTCTTCATTTGTATCTTTTACATCTTACCGAACAAAAAGTTCTCTGTTATTATCCCAAATCTCATATTATGTGCTTTAGCATATGCTTTTGCTGCTTTAAATTTATCAGTGTTAACTAAGTATGCCTTTGCATGATTAACAAAACTGTGTGTTTGCTTATCAGTCATACGTTTAGGAGGAGTAGGTGGAAGGATATACTTGTTAGGTTTAACCTCTATTAGCCATTCTTTTACTTGTCCTTGTACATTTTTAGTTTTCATATATCCATCGACCCAGTATGTTGCCTCTCTTTTATCAACTGAATGCCAATATTTAACGCCAACTAATTCTGATCCATATTCTAAAACCATCGGATTATCATCACAGAACTTAAAGAACTTAAATTCCCATCCTGATCTATATATAATTTGAGTAACATCACCCTTTACTTTACTAGGATTTTTAGGTATAAAATAACCTTGACGGATCCTCTTACCTATTCTAGGTTTAAGAAAAGTCTTTATATTTTTATCCTTGTTGCTCATATATACTTATTTATCATAAAGCAAGCCCTACATAGAGGGCTTGTTTTAAGTAATTTATTATAATTACACAATGTAAAATATTAGTGTTGATGTTAGTCTCTATCTTCTAAGAATGAATCGGCTTCCTGTGGTCCAAGCTTTCCCTTTTCGACAAGCTTAAGTATTAATGCTGATATAGCAAGATTTTCTCCAGATTCTCCTTCTTTGAATTCTACTTCATTTTTCTCAAATGATGCGTTTAGTTCTTCAAATGCTTCTTTTGCACATTCTTCAACATCCTCTTCGGATCCAACTAGCTCTACTAATTTATCTAGGATAGTTTCATCCATATCGATCGGAGTTTCAGCGTTTTCGTATATTTGTTTGGCATTGAATGCTGCGAATGATAAACTTAAATTCTTCATTTTAATTAAACTTTTTATTATTTATTACATTATACAAATAATAAATCAAACTCAGACTCCGAGAAGTAACCTATTATTAGATCATTAAATTCGTCAAATGTCATTTTATTATTAACCGCAATGTAAAAGTTATAAAGGTTATTAATATCCTTTATTTTATTAATTTGTTTACGCTCACTTGGATATTGATTACGTAGATCCCCTATTAGCTTAGACCACATAAATACCTTATATCCTTCCTTTAATAATTTGAATGTTTCCTTCTTTCCGGCATCATCATTATCGAAGAGTATACGTGCATTCTTTTTTGATATTAAGGTACCAAGTATATTCTTACTTTTAGTTACGCCAGTGGTCGCGATTGCATTCCTAAGGAACATGGCGTCTATTTGGCCTTCTAACACTATTATTGGTAGGTTAAATTGTATATTTAGTATGTTATAATAACTATTAATAATATCAATCTTAACTATTGTTGCCTCATCGGATTTAGGAATTAGACCATTCTTTATAAACTGTGAGTAATTCTTAATATCATACTTGGGACCAGGATAATCATCACTTATTCGTCTGATTGATAAACCAAGTACGCGATCGGATCTATAATCAATATTAAAAATATACATCTTATCTTCTCTATTGTCATAATAACAGGACTTTTCGAATGCAGGAAGATCCATTAGATTTCTGCCTCTAACATATATTCCAATAGGAGAATCAATGGGAGCATCTTTACATGGAGTTAAGAAGAATCGGTCAGCGAGTTGTTTGAAGTTTATTAATATGTCTTTTACCTTAGGGTTCATTAGAAATTCTATGAGGGCTCCTCGTTTTGTTCCAGTCTCAACCTTTATATTACCGGCGTCACTTGATACATTTGGAATAGGTAGTGAATACTTAGCAGCAAAATCTGTTATGAATCTAGTAAGCTTTGTGAACTTTAAACATCCGTCATTGAAACATTTATAAGTAGCAGTTTTAATATATAAATTACCTCTCTTTTTTCCGGAATCTGTTTGTGAATCACCACAGTATGGACATGCAAAGTTAAGTTTATCATCGTCCTCATTATTAATTGACTGCTTAAACCTATTCCCTGGAAATGTTTTCTTGAGAACATCATTTACAAAATCAACAACTAGATATGTATTTTTTGTTTCTATAATATTATGCATTTGATGCTATTTTGTTATCGCGGTCAATGGCGCGCTGTTGTTTATCGGCCTGTCTTGCTATCGCGTGTTGTAGCTTCTCCTCGGACTTTCTAGTTTTTTCAAGTTCCCTTTCTACAGCAAGTAGATCCGATGCTATTATTCCAGCTGGACTAAACGCTCCAATTCCAAGCTTTTTTGATACTCTATTAATAAACGGTTTTAAGTTTTTATTAATTATAAATGTGGTGTTTAACCCGTATCTTGTTATAAGTTGAAGGTATTCATCAAAGTCTTCTTCTGATACATCTTGATCCGGATCTCCAATAATATCCCAGAATTTTTCTGGAACTTCTTCATGTGCTAATGTTGCTTCACATATTACATGATATGGATACATTTGATCTCGTGTCATTGGAGTATTAGTATTTGATGTTTTAAATATTACAGATCTTCTCAATTTTTGGTCAATTGTATTAAGACCGATTGCTTTTAATATTCTATTAATAGGCTCGACAATTAGAATAAAAAACTGCTGATCTAAATCTAGTTCAGGAATAATCTTAGTTGGATATTGACCAGGATTATATGCAAATAAGTCAATACCAAATTCGTTTGGTTTACAATATAGCATTTTGTATTTTGACCCCTGTCGTATTCTAGGATATCTTCCTTCTAGATTATTCTTAAGTATTAGATAATTATGATGAACTACTGCCTTTGGGCCATTTGCGGCTCCCTTCTTTAGTACACAGTTTGCCTCACTTGTTATATACTTATCATATTGCCTAAGATTAAAACTTTGAGAGAATTCGTCAGGATGTAGTGTTAGGAATTCAGACTTTACTGTTTCAATCAGCGGAATCAAATCATTTTCTAAATCAATGTCAACTCCATTTTCTAGAAAGTATTTAATGAAATCAGTTTGATGTTTTCTTGCCCATTCCGGATATGACGCTTTAATTGGTTCTAATCCTTTAATTAATAAATACCTATCAGACTCATTATATAGTTCCTCCTTGGGATTAGGTTCATATGATACCTTGAGCACATAGTTTTTCTTCTTTATCCATACTGCATTTTGTGCAATAAGTTCAAGTTTAAATGTCTGCCTATTGTCAGTATTAAACATCTTAGACCATTTTTCAAAAGCAGAATCATAAAATTCTCCAATTCTAAACTTATCAATTTCAATACATATTTTAATGCCTTCATCTTCTGTATAATCAAGGCCCTCAATTGATTTAAGCGCTGGTTCAAAATTAACATATGTAGAATCAGTATCTGTGTATATGGCTATAATAATGTTAGGATCTATCATATTAATAACGTGATCAGATATTCCTAAATGTTGGTGAAGTTCAGTGTCTAGATGCCATCTATGTTTAAAATAAAAGTCAATCGCTTTATTTGCGAATTTAATCATGTCTTGCCCCTGGAGTGTAATAGACTGTGCTATTTCCGTATTATAAAAATAAAACCATTTATTTCCAAATGCTCCGTATATCGAATTAATTAAAATCTTGATCGCTCCTTGTTTAAGGGACAAATGTTTGATTAATTTTGACTTATCTTCCATGTTTTAAAGTTAAATTGTGTAGTATCTTATATAAATAATTAAAAGCTGGTTTCATATGAAAGATGATTTAAGCAAAAAACTTACCAACGAATCCGAGGTATTTGACGCATACCCATTCTTATTATCATTTCCATTTAACGAGTATGTTATGTCAATGGAAAAGGATGATGATTTTGCAACGTCATCTGGTATCGACCCAGTTGTCATAAGTGAGGCTGGGAAATACGTTAAGTTCGAATTTATTAATTTTAATCATCAGAGTAAATATACTAAAATTACGCTGTCTTTTTATACTTATGATATAATGTATGTATCAGAAAACACAGAAAAAATTAAAAAGCTTGACTCAGTTAGAGAAAACTTAGATATGGGACTCACATCAAATAATATACTAGAAAAGATAACATGTATTAAGAGTGGAGAGGCCTTCCTTAAAAAAATAGGAAGTAGTCTACCAGTAGGAAAGGCGCTAGATGGGATGTTTGACAAATTGTTAATATCTGGAGGATTCGAATTGAGTAAAAGTGAGACCCGAAAGATAAAGTCAATGTTTAAAACAATAAAGGAGGACGATTATGAACATGGTATCCAGAGCGTTATTAAATCGTTTTATAATATTCATTTACATCACATTAAGATATTATTAGGAGTAGTTATTGCATGTAAGATACATTAAAAAAACAAGTAATATGGCAAAAGGAAAAAAGAGTAAGTCGTATGGTGATGATTTCAACGTTGATGCTGAAATAGCGTCATGGGAAGATGATAGAAAAATTAAAGAGACTAAGACTATGCTAAAGGTCAAGGGGATCAATATTAAATGTAGGGGAAACAGACAGAAGGATGTTATTAAATTAATCGACGAAAAGGATATTAGCATAGTGATTGGACCACCGGGCACAGGTAAAACATATTTAGCGTGTGCTAAGGCTCTTAAGTTTGTTAAAGATAATCCGTTGACATATAAGAAAATAACCCTGATTAAATCAGTGAATGTACCAAAGGATGAAGAAATAGGCTACTTAAAGGGATCGATGGAAGAAAAGATGGAAATGTATATGTATCCATTTATTAGTAATTTTGAGAAGATAGTAGGTAAGGTTGAAACTAATGCACTCAGAACAAACGGGGTTATAGATATTCTCCCTATTAAGTTTGCACTCGGAGTTACATTAGACGATTCAATTGTTATAATTGACGAGGCTCAACAAATATCTAAGGATAACCTGAGAACGTTAATGACTAGAATTGGACAAAATACTAAAATCATATTCTTAGGTGATGTTAAACAAAAGTCAGTAAATAAACGACACAAAAGTGCCCTTGAATTATTAATAGAGCATTTTGGTGGAGTTGATGAAATGGGATGTGTAGAACTTACGGAAGATGATGTAGTTAGACATCCAATTATTAAGAAGATAATTAGAGTGTTTGAAAAAATAGAGAAAGCCGAAGATCTAAACGGCCAAGGATAATATTGTATTTAAACTGGAGGAGTAAAATCCTCCAGTTTAACAATCTTACTATTTAAAATTTCAAACTCCTGATCATTATAAATATCAAGCCTAACATTTGAATGCTTAACTGAATATCCACTTAGATCATCGATGATGTCCCATATGATTACGACGTTCTTACCAACTAAGAATCTCATTCCACGTCCAACCGCTTGTCTAATAGTTATTTCGGCTTTAGTTGATTCTGCAAATATAATGTGATGAACATTTTTACAGTCAATTCCAGTAGCAAAGGTTCCGTCAATACGAGGCAACTATAATAGCTGCCTCGTTCTTGTCCTCCGTTATGTTTTTATGAAAAATTGGTTTCGCCATATTTAGTATAATTAAATTTCCAACCTATAGTATTAGCTACAGATTCTTTATTTTTTACATTATTAGATATTACAGGTTTTCCTGAGTTTCTAAATTTATTAATCAATCCTCTATTAAAATTATGTGTCTTAACCATTAATCCTAATCCGTTAAATTCATGTATATTTCCAGATGGTGAGATTGCTATTACCTTACGATTAGATGTCTTTCGATTATTCATATTTTCTCTAAATGCAGGATCCTTCCATTTTTGTTTAATTGATTCGCTAGCACTTGCTCGTTTAATCGGATCTTTATTAACAATGTTCATTGTGTTATTAAATCGCTGCTTATCTATAGGATTCATATTATCCCACATTTTACTAGATCGATTTGACATCTCGTTTGGATTATTCTTAAAGTATTCAGTCATTTGTTTACTTTTAATATTTCTCCGGTCAGATGTCCAACTGTTCTTATTAGATATGCAACGCTCAATATATTGAGATTCAGTTAGATTATCCCACATTAATTGGGATCTCCTAGATCTTTCGATGCTACTTAATGATTTAATATGCTCAGATCTATCATCACAAAATTTCTTATATTTAACGGGATTGTTCTTTAATTTAATCCATCCTTTCTTAGCAGCTTTAGATATTAATTCAGTATTCTTAGATGTTTGACTTTTCATAAAATTCAAAGGACGTAATGTTGCTCTATTTATATATGCGTTTGCTAATAACTCATGTGAAAAAACATGATCACTATATAATAAATTAACTATATTCCAGCTATCGTTCTTATAATCTTTGAATAATGATCTAGGCAGAATATGATGATTTTCTGAATATCCGTCACATGTGCTTACATAATTTAGTGTAAAATCTAAATATTCATTTAGAAACTCAATTGAATCAGGTTCTCCTAATTCAGTGATCATTATATCTATAATTTTATTTTTCATATCAGTCACAGTCCTAATAGCTTTTAGTTATTTATTAGACTCTATCCATGAATTAGCAACATCGTCATCTAATGTTATATCTTTTGCTAATTTAACTTTTTTATTAGTTAGTGTAACTCTCTTAAATTGACTAACTTTAATTTCAATATCATCCGCAAACCTAAGTATTGTTTTTGCGCTAGGTTCTTCCATCACATTTTTTGCGTCTTCCCGATCTGGGGTTTCAACTCCTCCATCAATATAAAAAGTATTTGGGTTCCATTCTTTTATTGCATTGTGAATTCTAAATCCATACTCATTCTTAACATCTGAAAATAGTATCAATGTGTTCTTTCCAAATTTCTTAGTAATTCTACTTATGAATTCGATTCTCTCATTAGAGTCAAATATAATTTCCTTCTCTATTTCAAGCATACGTTTACCGAATTCCATAGGATCTCTGAATTGATCCTTTACTTTCTTACGTAACGTCTTGTTAGTTTGTATCTTTACATACTCGGCTATTCGTGGGTCATTCATATCATACTCGAGGAACACCTGCTTGATTTTAATATCAGGAGAGTAATCATTGTCCATTAGGAATTTAGCACTAAGTGTCATAACAAGTGGACCAGTTCTTTCTTGCATTGTATAGAAGTCAGAATACTCTAAATCAATTTTCATTGTTCCAGATAATCCAAGTTTATATTCCCAGTTTACACATGATGCTAAGATATCTCCAATTGACTGCCCACGTGCCTTGTGACAATTCGATACGCTAATTCCATTAGCTATATAATTATGGTTAAGTCCATCCTCTGATTTTATTCTAAGATTATATACATCACCTACATAATCTATTTTATTGATTGATTTAATTCTCATATAAATTGTTTTAATAATCTCTTTAACCTATCTTTTTCTAATTGATTTTCTAATATTTCATTACTGTAATTATCTTTGAACCATTTACCTGAGATGACTTTGAATTTAAAATCATTTAATTTCGCCCAATCTTTTGCTGCGCTGAACTTTATTTTATTAACTCGAGTCTCCTTTAAACTATCCGGTTTTATCTCATATAATATTTTATTATTAATATCGACAAAATCCATTACGTAATTATGAAATTCACCGTCTATAAAATATGGAACTCTTACTTTTTCGTATAATAAATTTGGATTGACAATTTGAAAATATGCATCCCATGATGATCGACATTTAACTATAATATCCTTTCCGTTTTGGTTAATATTAACCTTGCATCTGGATTTGGCCCAGCTATTAGTTACACATGGAGTCCATTCTCCGTTTGATATTTTAGCCTTTAGTGTATTAGAAATCTTCCGGTTTGCAGCATGTTTAGTTTCATCGGACATCTTATGACTATTGTTATTATCGCCAATCATATTATCAGATCTCCATTTATATAAACAATATCTAGAGCAGAAATTTTTATATCCTTGTCCAAAATTTTGAAACGTATTACTATTTCCACATCTGCAATATTTACCATTATTATCTAATAGGTGGTCGTATATATTTTGCTCTGTTATAATAGATATAGGGATGTTTATATTTTCCTTATTTAACCAATATATATATTTATCGTCTTTACACTTAAATCCATTCATCATAATGAAATATTTTCTATTTACTTTAATGTATTCGTAGAGTTCTAAGTTGCTCATCACTTATGATCTTTATTTTATTTATAATAGATTCATAAGAATTAATCATAAATTGATAGAATGTCATCATCTAATGTAAGAAGATCAACTCTTTTATATTCTCCGGATATTAATTTAACTTTATGGTTGCCCGTAATTTTTACTGTTTCATTATTATCTAATTCAAGTTCATACATTTGATTATTCTTTGATAAATTTTTATGTATATAATCAACTTCTCTATTCTCAATATCAAATGTATTATCATTAACAGTTTTTACAATATCTCCTTTTTGTATATCGCATATCTTTACAATATCTCCATTTGATTTAGTAATCATCATATCTGGGTGTAAACATTCATCTACACATACAACAGAGAAATCTGAGCATATATCCATGATCTTAGCGTTTGCTAGTTTACGCTTCAGGTTCATTAGATCAGTTTGACGCTTCTCCTCTTCTCCTTTCTTAATACCTTTCATGATTAAGTTCCCGAGTTTATTATCTAAACATTTAGGAACAAGATTAAGCATACTTTGATACGTTGTAATTAACATATCACATTTAGCAAATTTATCTGCGTCGAATTCTCCTTTCTTTCCTCCAACACAATGAATATTCCAATCAACTAATCCGTTAGAATATTGATGGAATGCCTTAGCCGTTTGATTAACTAGACTTACATTAGGTACAATCAGAAGCATCTTTGATTTCTTGTTAATTGTTCCTACATATTTTAGATAAGAAGCATATGTATAGAATATAGATGTTTTCCCACTCGATGTTGCGAGCTCCTCACAGCAAAACTTATACTTAAGTGCACGATATGCTCCTTCAAATTGATAATCTCTTGGATAGAATGGTTCACCCTTGTCAGTAAGTATACCTTTATATAAAGACTTGACGAATTTCTCATAATTATGTCTATTTAGTTTTAGGTCGAGCATTGGTTTTATTGCATCAACATCAGTAGGTATGTCATAATTAGCGGTGAAATTAGCTAATTCTTTCCATAACCCGATTGGAATTGTCCATTCCTTTGTCATAAAATGATCCATACCATCCCATGTTCCATTTTCAACAGCCTTATTAAAGTCCGCATCCTTTGACTTCTTTTTAAAGAAGCTATAAAGATAATCTCTATGTGAATTTAATTCATACGATACGACTTTAAGATTCTTTAAGTCATCCGTGACTTCTAATCTAATCATCTACATTCCTATCGTTTTTTCTATCTCAACTCTTGTTTTAATTCCATATAGTACGTTATCTACGGTTTTAATGGAATCAACAAAGAAGGATATTTGATTTTCTATAGTATCTACAATTTCTTTAATATTAGCGGTTGCGCCATCTATTAAAACTGTCTTTTCATTATATTGATATCTATGTTGTAAATTAGTAGAGATACTTTCCATCTGTTTAGCGCGTTCATTTCTATATTTACGTTTAACCGAGGAAAGATTTTCAATAAGAATATGATTATCTTCAAGTAATCGCTGTCTTAGTGATAGCATTTTAATCTGAACCTCTTTGAGCCCAGTCATACTTGACATTTTTTCGATACATTCTCTAATTTCTTGAGAAATATCACCACGTGTCTTTCCATACTTAGCTGCAATTCCATCTAATTTATCTGACATAAGTTAATTGATTTTGTATATTTTACTCATGTTTCAATATTAGTTTTAGAAGAGAGTTGTAATATTAGCTTATAAATTTGTAGTATTTTGAATCAATTGAGTAGAAATCATCACCATCAAGTTCATCTATGTTGTTTGACGTAAATAGATTTTCACCGATATCGACTCTTTCTCCTTGAATGTATAAGTCTGGATTATTTGATCCATATTCCGCGATTACAATTCTTAGAATATCAAAACGTTTGGTTAGTTTACGTACTCTTTTATCAAGATCAGTTCCTTCTCCGAATATAAAAACACTTGGATATAAATCAGCAGCATTATCAGATCTCTTTAGATGGAATGTTTGTTTGATATATTTTTCATCAAATAATTCACCCTTTATACATTTATCCAATGCTTCCTCTGTATTAAAGTCAATAATGATATATGGTAATTTAGATTGTATTGTATTACGAACGTCGGGCCATGAGTAGTGTTTTTCTAAACTCTTCTCTTCAAGGTCGGTATATTCTTCATATAAACGGATATATTTACGCATATAACTTCTTTTTGTTTATTTATTCATTAAATCAAACATATTAATTTAAGTGAAAGCTATTATAGTATATTATATGTAAACCAAATCAAATTATTATGATAGTATTATGTGAGGGGCCCCGTGGAGCGGGAAAGTCGCATTTGATTGACAATTTCTTCGCTCAAAATAATGATGATAGATTCATGTATTACAAATGGGACTTTGTGTCATTAGTTGAAACGCTTGGGCTTGAAGAAAAGGGTGAAGTTATTCATTATTTTAGTCTAGCTAATATATTAACAATTCTAGAAATGGGAAATACTATATTTAAAGATAAAGTATTAATATTAGATAGGTCAATATTCTCAGCATATGTGTGGGCTTTATATAGAAAGAGACTTATTAGACATGAATTAATCACTGAATTTATGAAGATATTAGATAGTCAATTATATTCTAACTGCAAATTAGTTTATATAACAAGAGATGACGGGATATCAGATTTTAACAGGGGTAATAAGGACATATTTGACAAGTATGAGAATTATAATCTAGAAAAGCAAGAATTTGATAAATTATTTAGTATGTTTAGTGAGTATATAGACAAACGCGAGGCTGGAAATTCAAATATTATCTTTAATAATATGTTCAATACTAAAAGTCAATATGAATTCAATAAATTATTAGGTAGTTTTGTTGATAAATAATAAAAAATTCATTGAGTGTGAAGAATCGCGTTAATAATTTTAAAAAGTTCGAAAGATTGAACGAACAAGACGAGGCTGTAAAAGCAGAGACATCACCACTAATAGGATATTCAGAAGATATGATAGTTAGCAGAATATCAGAGCTAATGGAGATAATGCCAGATAGCACTAAATTTGGAGTTCCTGCTGATAATAAAGGAGCATCATTATCATATAGAGATGCAAACGGAGCTATCCAGAAAATTCAAGATATTGCACATTACTATAACAGTAAGTCAGAAGAAGTAAAATTCTATTGCTGGAATATCAGTTATGCTGGATCTTGGGATGCTACTAAAAGTTTAAGAGAAAAGATCGATGAAGCAGGTGGATTCGGAACCGAGCAGAATATGAACCTTAAAAAGGTAATCAAATATTTTACAGCAAATCCTGAAGATGTAGATAACGTAAGAAGTTTATCAATTTCGATAGATGCTATGTCAATTAGAAAGAGCAAGGAAAGTAGTAGTGACGATTCTGCAAACTATCCACAACCTGATGAAACTGAAGGTAAAGATTAAGTATAAAACTCAATAACACTTTACAATATGGCAGGTATTAATAACTTAAAACTGGTACACGATAAAAAGGGAGATGATTTTTTAGATAATCTCCTTAATAATTTCGTTATAATAAATGAGAATATCGATGGAACTTTCTTTGGAGTTAAAAAGGATAAGGATACAGATAGATTTAGATATTTCAAGAAGTCAGGAGAGATTACGTATGTAGATCGAATGTTGATTAAATATTATAATCCTGCTATTTCTTACTTTGAGAACTTATCAGTTGAGAAGAAGCAACGAATCCCTTCTAATTTTTATTTTGGATTTGAATATGTAACAGGTAGAGATATGAAAGCATCTAATTTTTCTAGAATGCCTAAGAATAATTTAGTTCTTTCATATATTCATAGGTTAGGAGAAGATGGTAAGCCTGAGGAAACACTACAAACAAAAGATGATCTCGATAGATGGTCTTATTATTTAGATGTAGAACCGCCAGCTATTATATTCGAAGGTAAACTAGATGATGATCAAAAACGATCAATATTAGAGTTTGTGTATGCAAACACTTCTGAATTAGAAGATAAGTTCAAGACTATATCATTCACAAAATTTATTATTTCAGTCCTTAGTTCTACAGAAAGAGAATCGATTGTTAGACATGGGCTAGGCGGTGACATGGGTAGTATAATATTTAGATTTTATGATGAGAATGACGAGGATGCAAAAGCAAATGCATTTCTTGCTAAACTGGTGGATCCTATATTTTATAGTAAAGGAGAAACAAATAAGAAATCAAATACAAAGAAGTCAAATGATTATATTTGGCTAATTGTAATTGACCTTATGAACCGTATTGAGATGTACAGTGAAGATCAACTTAGACAATTATGTGAAGGCGACAGTGAATATGATGAGAAATACGTTAAATTAATGAACTCTATATTTAAAGACTTTATTAAAGATTATTCGTATAAGTATGACGGACTTCAATTAGACGTTCCAGAGTATTTAAAGAGACCTGAATTTGAGGTTGACTTTGATCTAATAAATGATGAGGGTGTCATTAAACATGTTAAAGGTAATGATACATTTAAAGAAATATACAGAATATTAGTAAACTTCTTTAGGAAACCTAGAAAGAAGTCAACATCTAGCTTTTTTAATGATTCATTATTAACTCAACTTAATATTCAAATAAAGAAGATTAAGAGGGTTATAATGGGAGACGTTTTATATGAGGGACTATTTCCTTCATTTGGAGAGTTTGTAGGAGATTCGGTTTTCGTAGGAGAACATGAAAACTTAGAAAAGAAATCTAAAGGTAAAAAAGTTAAAGTAAAAAAAGTGAATGTATTAATTGGAAATTTTCAACCTATACATAACGGACATATCAAAGCTGCTGAAAAGTTAAAGGAGAAGAATGGATTACCGTGCGTTCTAGTTGCGATAGTGCAAAAGAATAAAAGGTACCCATTCTCAGAAAAATCTGTTTTAATAATGCTTAATAAAGTGCAACAATCAAATTCTGAGTTGTTTTCAGATGTAAGAATTGTAAAAGTAAGTACTATTAAAGAGATTCTATGTGAGCTTAGACCTAATTTTGATCCTATCTTATGGGGATCTAGTGCTAGAAATATTAAAGATTATGTACTACAGATGGATTATATTAAGAAGAAGGATATTCCATTGAGAATATCAGATGAGTTTAAATTAATAGAAGTTCCAAGTTATCAAAAAACAGATGATGTGATCACATCTATTGAAAACGGAGATTTTAACACGTTTAAAGATATTGTACCAGGTGCAATAAGCTCAGAGTTTTTTAACTTACAGAAGGAGTTAGATTTCTTTGAAAAGTAGTGTATACATGTTGCAGTTGTGTTAATTAGCATCAGACAATTAAAACCCTTACCATTTCTAATGATATAATAAACAAAGAAATACATATATGAGATTTAAAGAACTAACGCAAGCGAATACGGATTTTATAAAACACACATATTTAGATAAGTCTATCAAATGGGACGACAGAATGATAATGTTAACCGAGTATACTAAAAAATCACGTAGGACAGTTCAAAAATGGATTCCTAAACTGGGTCTTAAACAGCAACCTGATATTGAATCTCCAGAGTTTGAAAAAGCAAAGACTAAGAAATTTAATTCAAATAAGAATAGATTTATAATTACATGGGCTCAGAATAATACGCCAGTGCATGAAGTATTCTTAAAGAACATTGAATCATATGCTAAACATATTAGTGCAGATATACATGTAATAGCAGGTAGATATAAAAATCCAACTTCTATATTTTCGGATAAAGAGCATGACACATGGCACCATTCAGTATCTATGTATTTAGACGCAGCTAGACATGATGTACATAAATATCTTTCTATTATGTCAGATGTTAAAGTGCAACCTACTGCAATTAATCCTATGACAGGAATGACAGGAATGTCTGGTATTAATTCGTGTGTGTTTGGATCGCCTAGATTACAATTAGAAATGATTCCAGTACTAGAGGGGTGTAAACCTAAAATGATGATGACAACCGGATCATGTACAAAGGCTAATTATACAGATTCTAAATCTGGAAAACAAGGAGAATTTCACCATACCTTAGGATTTGTTGTTATTGAAATTAAAGATGATGATACATTTTTTGCTAGACAAGTTTCAGCTGATATTCATGGTAACTTTACGGATTTATATAACGATGTATATTTTGACGGTGTTAAAAGTGATATAGATTTTAGTAATGAGGATTTTCCAACAATTGCTAGAACAAAATGGATGAAGGCTAATTTTGGTGAAAAACCTACAACGTGGATAGGAGATTCAATAATTAACAGAATAACTGAAATAGATGCATGTGTATTAGGAGATCTACATTATGGTAACGAAGATCTTGAAGTAATAAAGGGAACCAAAACATTATTAGCTAATTTAGTTCCACATCATGTTATATTACATGATGTGTTTGATGGTAGTTCAATTAATCACCATGAATCAAAGGATCCATTTGCTCAATATAGAAATGAGGTTAAAGGAACTAATGATTTAAAGAAGGAAGTTGATTATATGTTGAATCAATTAGAAATGTTTAAGAAATATAACAACGTGGTTGTAGTTAGAAGTAATCACGATGATTTCTTAGATAGATGGTTGAAGAATGAAGATTGGAAGAAGATGCCTACTGCTAAGAATTCAATGGAATATATGCAATATAGTCAAATACTTCTTAGACAGTATGGAGAAGCTCCACAGGTTAAGGGAGTTATTCCTGAGTTAATCAATAATGTTTATCCAGAGTTCATAACGTTAGGTAGGAGTGATAGTTATATTGTTAATGGATGGGAATTAGCATGCCATGGAGATATTGGATCAGGTGGATCAAGAGGATCACTTCAGCAATTTAGAAAACTTAATACTAAGATAATAACAGGACATTCACATACTCCAGGTAGGAAAGACGGAGCATTGGCCGTCGGAACTTCTACTATTATGCGAGTGGGTTATAATATTGGTCCAAGTAATTGGTTTCAATCTCACGTTATTATACACAAGAGTGGAAAGGCACAACATATTCACTTTGTTGATGGTGAATACTCAACATTTAAGTAAATAAATAACAGTAGTGTCCGATAAAAATAATTCAAAAGCGGGATTTTCTAGTTAGAATTTCCCGCTTTTTAGTAATTTGGTTTTACCATAAACTAAAATACTATGAGCAAAAGTAAAAATTTTAGCGGACA